TCGAAAACGATTCGACACCTATTTGACTACTATTGGGGGCCATACGTACCGAATAACGGTTGGTATTTCACGATCGGTGCAGCATCTAGCCTATTTCTGGTCGCGTGCGGCGCGCTTCTCTGGATAAGTGTTGGTGATCACCCAATGATCGGGGTTGCTTCAATCCGTGAGTATATACGTATAAGTTTTTTGGGATTTGTATTGTTCGGCATTCCGTTTGAGGCAATCTATTGGATTGATAGATTATTCATCCATAAGGGGCCGGATATACTAGAAGTAACGGAATCGAAAACTGATTAATAGGAGAAAACATCGATGTCAATGTCAATTTGGATTTCGCCAGAAGAGATCGCAGCATTGCCCACAAGCGGCGCTGCATGGAGTAGTGTTCTAAGCGCTGCCAACAGTAGCTGGGGCAGCGCTGACCTGTCCGACAACAACAGCAAGCACGATGTGCTGACCCTTGCCGGGGCACTGGTGGCCGTGCGCAATGCCGACAATGCCATGCGCGATAAGACGATTGCAGGCCTCGTTTCGGCAATGGCGTCAAAGTTTGCCCGAGCGCTGGAGTTATCACGCGGTCTGCAAACCTACATTATTGCCGCTGATATCATCGGCTACCGTGATGCAGCTTTTCTGACGTGGGTAGAGAAAGCTACCACGGCCAACGTGCAAGGCCATTCTGGTGGCGACGGCGTTATCGGCACAGCCGAGCAATCCGCCAACAATTGGGGTGGTCACGCCCGGGCGAGCCTAGCCGCCGCCGCGGTGTATACGGGGCGTGCCGACTGGATAGCGATGATCATCATTGCGCACCGCGCCTTCATCGGGGCATACGCACCGGGGAACAAGATGAAATACACGTCGACCGATTGGCACGCTGGCACACCACAGGCGGGTATCAACCGGCCTGATGCCAAAAGAGGCGCATTCACACTGTCCGGCGTACTTGCCGAAGATTGGCGACGTGCCGCGAGCTACAAGTGGCTCCCGTCACCAAGCGGCTATATGTGGGAGGGTATGCAGGGCTTGGTTGTCTGTGCGGTTATTTTGCACCGTGCTGGGTGGGTAGCGTTCAATGAGTCCGACAACGCGATTGTGCGGGCAATGGATATCCTCTACGGTACCGGTGCGGCGGCGGGCAATAGTCCGGCATTCAAGAACCCCGCAGCCAGTGACGATACCTGGATCACCTGGCTAGTCAACGCATACGCCGGGACAAGCTACCCGACAACAGCGGCAACGTCTGGTAAGAATATGGGGTACACCGATTGGACGCACGCAAAAGCGGGCACCGCGCCACCAGTGGAACCACCAGTGGAACCACCACCTGTAGACCCGCCGCCAGTTGACCCGCCACCGACTGGTACAGTAACCTATCCAATGGACGTAATTGCATCGAATGGCTGGTACGTCACGTTGCCTAGCAAGGTGAAGACTACACCGGACACAGTGAAAATCCCCGGACTGCTGATGTATAGTGGCGAATGGTTCTATTTGAATAGTGCCAAGGACGGCGTCATCTTCAAGGCACCCACAGACGGGGCAACGACCAAGAACTCCAAGAACCCACGTTCTGAATTGCGCGAGATGTCACCCGATGGTAAAACACAAGCCGCATGGTCATCGACCACGGGCACGCATTCGATGGATATTGAGCAGATGGTTAGTGTCCTTCCAATCGGCAGTAAGCCTGTCGTTGTGGTAGGGCAAATCCACGATGGCAATGACGATGTAACCGTATTCCGTCTAGTCGGCAACACCACTGGCGACCGCAGTATTGGGAGTCTATGGATTACCGATGGTGACAAATCGGAAGGGTACAAAGTCACCGATAGCTATCGACTAGGCACCAAATTCCGCGTAGGGTTCCAGGTGGCTGGCGGGAAAATAACCTATACCTACAACGGCCAGCTGGTGGCCTATACACAGACCAAGGAACTCAGCGGCTGTTATTTCAAGGCTGGCTCCTACAACCAAGCCGGTGGCATTGTTACTAAGCTGCCCGATGGCAAATCCGACTATGCCGAGGTCACGATCTACGCGCTTCAAGTGTGCCACAATGGGGTTTGTACCGGACGCGCACCAGGCGTTGTCGTGCCACCTGTGAACCCGACACCTGTCGATCCACCCGTCGACCCGCCCAACACGTCCAGCCTGACGGTTACGGGCACGCCGACAGCTATCGCTGCGCTAAAGGCTTTCATCAAGGCTGACACGTCTTCGCTGAGTGGCGGCTAGGGGCGTCGCATGATGGCGAAACGCAAAGCCCAGCCTAACCGCAGAATTCTGATGGAGACGGGCCAAGGACACGGGTTGAGTTTAACACCATCTGAGGAACGTGTGATTCGTTCTGTGTTGGCTGGGCATGTGACAGGTAAGGAGATTGGCAGGCATCTTGGCATGACGCAATGCTCGGTGGTGTCACACCAACATTATATTTACACCAAAACCGGAGCGCGTAACTTGGTAGAATTAGTATTAATGGTGACTGGACGCATAGAGCGACCGGCAAACCTAAATGGCATAGAGGAGTAATAACATGGATACCTCAATGATTGTGATCGTAGCGTTTCTTATCCTGAGCGGCGGCCTGTCCGTTTACTCATGGTGGCGTGGTCGAAATATCGATGGGGGAGCACAATCAAGCCTGTTCGAGTTGGCGCTGAAGCTCGTCATCGACGCTGAGGAGATGATTAAGCCGCGCGAGGGCGAGACGTGGGACACGGCAAACGGTCGGAAATTGCAGTACGTGCTGGATGAGCTAAAAGAGGCTCATCCCGAAATCAACATCGGTGCCCTCCGCAATATCATCGAGGGCGCGGTAGATATTTTCAAGGGACGGCTAGTCAATGCGTCACGTTCGGCAAACACACGAGCGCTAGGATAATCTAAAATGCCCGTAGGCGTGTTTGCACCATCTAAACTATATACCGATTATGGCGAGTGGACAAAGCCCGCCGCTGGCGCGACCGACTCCGGCAAAGCCTGGGTGTGGGATAGTGGCACATATACGTATGTGCCACTATCGGTTGAACCATTCGGCGCTGCTTCTGCTGCTGTGTCTGCGCACCAAGCGCTGACCACGGCGCACGGCATCAGCGCATATGGCGCAACGCTGGTGGATGACGCAAACGCTACAGCAGCACGCACGACGCTGGGACTTGGCACGATGGCGACACAGGCCAGCACTGCGTATCTGTTGGCAAGCGGTTACACGGCAGCGGATGTGTTGACCAAATTGCTCACGGTAGACGGCAGCGGTAGCGGTCTGGACGCTGATTTACTAGACGGGTTGAGCAGCGCAGCGTTTGAGTCCGCTGGCACGGCGGCGGGGCTGATTACCGCTCACGTTGGCTTGCCCAATCCGCACACGCAATACACGGTAGTGAGCAACACACGAGCCACCATTCTGGCATCGTCGCCAACCGTGCGCACGGTTGCGCTGGCGACTGATACGCTGGAAATGCTCGTATGGGACGGCTCGGCTTGGTACGTTGCGCCATTGGAACTGATTGCGCAGCCGAACGCGGTTGACATGGGACTGCTACCCCCGATGGTGCAGAACGACCGTGCGGGATACAGCGCTGCCAGCATCACCGACAAGACAATCAGCAACTCTACCATCGGCGGCAACGACAACACGACCACGGGCAGCATTCGGGTATCGTCCGGTGTGCTGCAAATCTACCTGTTAGGTGTCTGGAATGATGTCGTGACAGGTTTCCGCTTTCGTGAGGATTCAGTCAGTGGGCAATACGAATTGGAACACAGGCCGATTGGGTTCACGAGTTGGATTGAAGTAATGTCGGGAAACAGTGATGCGCTAGGGTTGAACGGCTTGCCACTCACGCAGGGATACGTCACGAGCATGGGCGCGTATCCTGCGCACGCACAGATAGTCGGGAGAACAATAACAAGCTGATGCCAACTTTTTTTATAGCTCCAGCCTCACACGCTACAACCCCAGGCCACGATACGAACGGAACGGGAACCACCCTGTTGCCGTGGCTCACCATTAGCAAGGCGCACACGAGCGCTGCCAGTGGCGACACAATCATCTGCAAAGACGGGACACATACTTGGAGTAGTCAGACATTTACGAAGTCTCTGACAATTCAGGCAGAAAATACCGGACTGGCGATTTTCGACGGTGCAGCAGCGACCATCAGTTGGGTGTTAGTGCCCAACATGGTGAAAAACGGTCTCAGATTTACAAATGCCACTGCTACGTCTAGTGCGCCACTTTTCTCAGGGGGTGCGGACGGATTGTATTTATTTCAGCGATGTACATTCGGCAATATATCCATATCGCACGCAGTATCAGGCGAGGGTGGCCTAATCGGTACGGCGTTTTCGCTAACAGGTAACCCAACCTATCGCCTGATATCCTGCCTGATTAACGACATCACATCGGCGGGCCAAAACGCCCTATTCGGTGGGAGGACGTTCGGCACAACAAACATGGTCATCACCTGGGATTTACAGAATACTGTCATTTATATAGCGAATACTGGTGCGAATCGAATCCAAACATTGTTCTTTCTAGCTGGCAACGCCGGAACTAACCCAACCATAGCCATCATTATCAAAAATTCGATTATCTCGAATGCTAGCGGCCTGACGGTAAATTACAGGGGTGGCAGCGGCACACACAACACCAATGCACTCTCAAACTCTGGTTTTTTCAATATTACAACTGTGCCCGCTGGCACAGCCAACTTCACCACCAATCCGCTTTTTGAGAATGTAGCAGGCGGCAACTTCAATCTGAGACCGACATCACCGGCCCAAAGCAAAGGTACACTGGTATGAAAATCATTGTCCTGGCTGAGGATGATATTATCGAAGGCGTGCCACGTAGCCGTGGCGAGGTTGTTGCTGTGCCTGACGGCTACAGTGGCAACACCCGCCGCACCATCGCTGAGAATGTAGGCGAGCGCAACCGGCAGGCGGTAGAGGCGAAAATCGAGGCAGTCAAAGAGCGCAAAGATGGCGACATGTTCAAAGAAGCGCTCACAAAACTGCAAGCCATTCTACAAGAGGATTATAGTCAATTCTGGGACGCATTGCAGCAGCGGGCTAATGTGCAGGATGCCATCATAGCCGAGATGCGTGAGAATCCTGATATTCTACGCAAGGCGTTGGAGAATCCGCAGTGGTTTGTGGATGAAATAACACAGCGGTTCAAGCCTGACGGGAAGGCGGCAAATGTTAAATAAAACGCCGATGATCGTACGTGCTTCACTGGGCACGCAAACCATACTCAGAGCGACGGCAATAGGCTGGCAGGGTGAGATGGGGCTGTCAACCGATACGGGCAGACTATGGGTTTGCCCGACTACCGAATCGCCATTTGTTTCGCCGGTTGGTGGCAGTAGTCCGCCGTCTGTAACTGGCAGTCGGGGCGGCAATGCGGCACTAGCCTCACTGCTGACGGCGCTGGCTTCACTTGGCGTAATTTTGGATAACACAACACCATGAGCTACCCAGTATATTGCGTTGCCGACCTTGGCGCACACAACACAGATTTGACGGTTCACGGCAAACTGTACGATGCCGCGGGCACGCTCGTGACTACAATCACCACCGGCGTTGTCGAGGTCGTGGATGGCTTGTATCAGTACGTACTGAATGCGCCTGACGCCCATGCCGGGGTTTTCATTCTCTACAACTCTGCTGACACCACCCTACGGCGTTCGTTCATGGTGGCACCGCGTGAGACTGAGAATGCAGACGTGTTGACGAGTTCGGTAGATATTCCAACCGTCGCGCAGATTGATACGCAACTCAGTGGCACACATGGCGCGGGTGCATGGTCTACGGCGACGGGGTTCGCCACGCCGACAAACGTCACCGCTGCACAGACGGCAATCACGGCGGCCCAACCGAGCGCAGCCGCGGTCGTGGCCGCAATCATGGCGTACGCGGTGGCAACCGGCTTGACATTTGAAGCGGCTATGTTGAATATATGGTCAGTAACGGTTGGCGATTCCACTGCCAATGATGCGCAGAACCCAACCAGCATTGTGTACGATGATCCGGTGGGTGCAACCAACGTGACGCACACGCTGACCGATACAACGCGAGTGGCAAGCTGATGAACCGATTCAAGCGGATAGCTAGCCGCGGCTGGTTAGGCAATGCGCTATCCGTGCTGACCTTCGGCTACTTTCCGTATCGCGACGTTGCCACAGGTAAGGTTTGCATCGGCACAATTCTCGTGTCGCTACCTAGCGCAGCGTTTGCCATCGCGATGCCATCTGTGTCTGCATCTATGGCGATACCTGGCGTGACGTTCGCCATGACAACACCGTCTGTGTTCGTGTCTATGGCGCTACCAGGCACTCTAATTGAATTCGAGGATTGCGAATGATTGACATCAGTGTCACACCAGCGGAAAAAGGGACGGCCAAAGTCACGGTCGGCCCGTTTACCGATGAAGACGGCACCGCCGTTACGCCGCTCACGATAACATGGATGCTAACAGACCGGCGCGGCACCGTCATCAATAATCGCGCCGCCGTAGTGGTGGCACCCGCGGCAACGGTGGTCTTCGCACTGACCGGCAACGATTTGGCGATTGCCGGAAACGCGCTACAGCGTGTGATTACGGTTAGCTGGACGTACAACAGCACGGTGGGCAGCGGCTTGACGGGCAGGGCACAAGCCAAATTTAGCATTGAACAGATGGCGGGTGTTGCAGATGGGTAAGTCGATCACCTGGACGAACGAGAAGCGCAAACTCCGCGACCTCAAACCGTGGCCCCGCAATCCGCGCGTCATCAAAAGCAAGCAAGCCGAACGCCTAGTCGAATCAGTCAACGACTTCGGCCAGGTGGAAACGCTAGCGATTGGGCCGAATGACGGCGAACTCTACAACGGGCACCAGCGGCTATCTGTGCTAGCCGGCGCATACGGCCTTGACTATGAGGTTGATGTGCGTGTGGCAAGCCGTCCACTGTCTGAGAAAGAGCGCGAACGGCTGACAGTGTATCTTCATCGCGGCACGACCGGCGATTTTGATTTCGATATTCTGGCGAATGAATTTGAGGTAGACGATCTACTATCCTGGGGCTTTGACGCATTTGAGTTGGGCATAGAAGAACCGGAGGCAGACGCAGGCAGCGACACAGAGCCACAGATAGACAAAGCCGAGGAGTTGCGCGCAAAGTGGGATGTTTCATTAGGCCAGCTTTGGCAGCTTGGTGATCACCGGCTCATTTGTGGCGATTGCACGGACGCGGCGACGGTGGCACGGCTGATGGGTGGGGAGAAAGCGGATGCCTTACTTACCGATCCGCCTTATGGGATAGGGGTTGATAGATCTATGCACGAGAAGGGCGGACAGCAGTACGGCAACGCAGCCGCGTCCAAAAGACATTACGCAGATACAAATTGGGATAACTCTACACCAACTAAAAGTGTAATTGATTATCTTGTGTCATTAGCTACCGAGGTGATTTTATGGGGCGGCAACTATTTCGAATTGTCGCCAACTAGATGCTATTTGGTTTGGGATAAGCAAAATGATGGCAATCAATTTGCCGATTGTGAACTGGCGTGGACTAATTTAGACAAACCAGTAAGACTTATCCGTCACATGTGGAATGGCATGATCAGAAAAGGCGGGGAGGATAGATTATCGCATCCTACTCAAAAGCCTCTAGATGTAATTGTGTGGTGCATAGAGCAATTCGAGCGCAATCCGAAAATCATCCTTGATACCTATCTAGGCAGCGGCACAACACTGATCGCCTGCGAGAATCTTGGGCGCAAATGTCGTGCCGTGGAACTTTCGCCCGCGTACGTCGCGGTAGCACTTCAACGATTCGCAGACCATACCGGCATCGAGCCGGTGTTAGTGAAATAGACCCACAGTTATACAGTGGGGCAACAGTGGGAGACATGGCAGGTAAAGATAATCTAAAACCATTCAGCAAAGGCGACAAGCGCATAAATCGCAAAGGCAGGCCGGTAACATTCGACGCGCTGCGCACCCTGGCCCAAGAGATCAGCCATGAGACCATTCCCGGCAAAGACGGCAACCCTTACACCGTAGCCGAGGCGATTCTGCGCAAGTGGGCTACCAGTGGCAACCCGGCGCTACAGATGAAGTTTGTGGAAGTGGCCTTTGGCAAAGTGCCGGAAGAGATGAAATTGTCCGGCGATGTGAGCGGCGAGGTCGTTATAAGGATTATCTACGGTAACGATGGAAGCAATGACGAACGAACTAATAGTTAATCTACCATTGCCGCACGAGAAGCAGCTTAGCTTTATGCGCAGTCCCGCAAAGCGCAAAGTTGTCTGCGCTGGGCGGCGCGGCGGCAAAACCACCGGCATGGTGTCGCTGGCGGTTGAGTCCATGCTGCGCGGCAAACGTGTCTTGGAAGCTGCTCCAACATCTGATCAGACAAATGTTTTTTGGACTGGTTGCAAGCGCGCTTTGGCGGATTTGGTCTCTGCTGGTGTTGTCTACAAAAACGAAACCGAACGCGTATTGGAAATCAAAAACGGTGGACGCATTCGCACCAAAACGGCATGGGATGCCGATTCGCTACGTGGTGATCATGCTGATTTATTGATACTGGACGAGTACAGTATTATGAATCCAGACACATGGACAGAGGTTGGCGCGCCAATGCTACTCGATAACGATGGCGATGCCGTATTCATATTTACGCCAAAGCGTAAAAATCATGCCCACAAGATCTATCATCAGGCCATGGGCGACACAACAGGCCGCTGGGCGGCGTTTCATTTTACAAGCCACGACAATCCATATTTGAGCAAAGACGCGTTGGAGGAAATCACCTCTGATATGACAGAGGAAACCTATCGGCAAGAAATTCTTGCTGAGTTTCTCGAAGGCGAAGGTGCTGTTTTTCGCAATATTGCGGCTTGCATGAGTGCGCCAGTCACAACGCCCAGCGCACACGTTGGGCACACACTAATTGCTGGCGTGGACTGGGGCAAGCAGAATGATTTTACAACAGTCAGTATCGGTTGCACGCGCTGCAAGGCTGAAGTAGTGCGCGATAGATTCAATCAGATTGATTATGTGTTTCAGCGCGACAGACTGAAGAGTCTTTTCGCCATGTGGCAACCAGCAATAATTCTGGCTGAATCCAATAGCATTGGACAGCCTAACCTGGAAATGTTGCAGCGTGATGGCCTGCCCGTGATTGCATTTGAGACAACAGCCACCACCAAGCCGCCACTAATTGAAAACTTGGCGTTGGCTTTTGAGCGTACAGAGTGGCAGTTTCAAGATGATCCAGTTTGGACAGGTGAAATTGAGGCATACGAACGAATCATGTCGCACCACACTGGACGCAGCCGGTATTCAGCGCCGGTTGGTATGCACGACGATACGGTTATAGCGAGAGCACTAATGCTCTGGCAAGCGCAACGATCAGTGATGGCAACGCCACTCGTTCAAGGCAAAGCAAGAGGATGGTAACATATGGCCTGGTATGATTTTTTCCGGCGCTTCCTACCAAAACGTACAGCGCCGCCGATAGCAATGCGTGCATTGCCAAGCGGGCGCGCTTCGGTGGATGATATGAATAGTTACGCCGCCGCTAACTGGGTGGTGATGCCACCGAATAATTACGAAAGCAACTGGCAGCTGCTTAACTTTTCGTCTAAAGATTTTGACAGCATTGCGCCAACGAAGTTACTCGAAATGTTGGTCGATCTGTCGCCGGAAGTCAGCCGTGCGCACTATGATTTTCTGCGCATGTGCAACCCTGGCTTTGAGGTGAAAGTCACGCGGTTGGGCAGCGACACGCCAGACAAGCGCGGGCAGGCGGCAACCGATGAATTTGTCAACCGCCTTAACGATAGATACGGCACGCTCGATGTCGTAATCGGGCGCATTTTTACCGGCGCATTTATGCGTGGCGCATTGTGTGCGGAACTCGTATTGGATAAGCGCGGTCGGATGCCACTCGATTTAGCAACACCCGATCCGGCGTCGATTCGCTTCCGGCGACGCAGTAGCCCCGATGGTAGCGGCGACGAATGGCAACCCGGGCAATGGCAGGCGTATGAGTTCAAGGCGCTAGACATTCCAACATTCCGCTATATCCCGGTTGACCCGATGCCAAGCACGCCGTACGGCAGACCGCTGGCCGCCCCCACATTATTTACGTCGCTGTTTCTGCTTGGCGTCATGCACGATCTGAAACGCGTCATTCAACAACAAGGCTATCCGCGGATTGACTTGAGTATCGACGTTGATAAGCTGCTGGCATCAGCGCCACATCTAGCGCAGAACCCCGAATCGTTTAACGCTCTAGTTGGCGACTTGGTTGATCAGGTAAGCAGCGCCTACGCACAGTTGCAGCCCGACGATGCCTACATCCATACCAGCAATGTCAACGTAAACCGGCCTGTTGGTGCAGTGGATTCCAGCAGCTTGGCCGGTATCGACAGCATTATCACGGCATTAGAAAGAATGTCGGCGCGGGCATCAAAAACGATGCCCCTGTTGCTAGGCATCACTGAGTCAACCGGCGATGTACAAAGCACGCGCCAGTACGAGATATTCGTCACTGGCATAAAGTCGATCCAACACTATGCCGAAACTATGCTGAATCGCCTATTCACGTTAGCGCTAGAAGCGCAGGGTATCCAGGCGAAAGTCAGCTTTGTGTTTGCCGAGTTGCGCGCTGCTGAAATGCTGCGTGATGCGCAAACTGAAACCATGCAAATCAACAACGAACGCGAGAAACGCAATCAGGGCTGGATTACGCAAGACGAGGCATCAATTGCAATCACCGGTACTCCAGCCGTGGAAGAAGCGCCGACGATGCAAGCACCAGCGCCGCCAGAGATTCAACAGGGAGATGGTGAGGGCATGGAAGTTGTGCGCAGCGCAGAGGCGTTTCTGGCAGAATTACGTGTAGGTCGTACCGAAGTAGCGGAAGCGCTGGAAGTTGTGCGGACAAATGGCTATCATAAACCCGATTGACGCGCAGCTTGAATCTGGCTTGCGCAAGATGCTACGCGCCTATGACGGGCTGCTGTCGTTGCGTGAGCAAGTCCTGCCAGAGGAGATCGCACTAGGCGATCAATGGCAAGCCGAGTTAGAGCCGGCGTTGCGTGACCTGTATTGGTATCCATTCCGTAACGGCTTCGCACAAGTGCCCGATACGGCGGGCAAGCTGCGCACGTGGCTTAAACGTCGATACAAAGAGGAAGCCGCTACACAGCCGATACGTGAGGTACTGCGTCGCTACGGACGTAGAGCCGCCAATCTAGGGGGCAGCATTGCATTGTCTGAGATGGGCATTGCCGGCATGTTTCGCTTGACCAATCCTGGCTATCTGGATGGGCTAGACGAACACGCCGCCATGATGACAAAGCAAGGCACCGAACTGAGTCTTATCGACACAACCATTGACGATCTGGTGACGAGTGTCATTCAGGCGAACACCGGACTAACTAGGAGCCTGGCCGATGGCGTATCTGGCGTGGTGGGTGCGCTGATTCGTGGCTGGTCATTTGTGCGTAGTGGAATGATCGCTATCACGGAAACAACGCGGCGCATTGCTGACATGATTGGCGAGGCGTTTTGGCGGAACAGTGTGTCGTATCAGTTTTTCGTAACACGCGAAGATCGGGCCGTTTGCAAACTGTGTGCACCGCTTCACGGCGCACGGATGGTGGTCAATGATATTCCGTCCTATTTGCAGATCCCCATACATGTAAATTGCCGCTGCACCTACCGGCCCGATCTAACTGACTGGATAATTCCCAACACGATATGGATAGGAGCGTAAACGTGGAAAAAAGTCGGATGATAAAGCTAAAATATGTCGATCACGCAATATCTGGCGAGGAAATGCGAGCATTGCACAACGCTATGGTGGATGTGATTAATGCTATGAGCGAACGCCTAGAGATTGTTGAATCTACCTTGCCTGGGGGACGAGACGCACGCCAGACGCATGTTGTGGATTACCGGCAAGCGAAGCCATTGTAAGGATAGCGGAGAGGTGGACATGTCACTTTTAACAGATCGAGAGACAGAGGTTGTCACTCTGTTGGCTCAGGGTAAAAGTCAGATCATCATAGCGCGGCAGTTGATTATTAGCCGCCATACCGTCTATAGCCATGTTCGCAACATCAGAGAGAAAACCGGCACTGCGTCGGCATTTGAAATAGCCGTGAGCGCTGCAATGCAGATGAAGTCAGGGCATCCCTAAAAGTAATGACTTTTGGGGATAGAATAAATGTTTTGAACTCGTTACAATCATCGTAACGAGTTATTTTTACTTACGGGAAAACACATGAGCGAACTAGACGTAACCGGCTTAACTTTCACAATTCCAGCGCGTATCCTGCGTCCATCCGAACAACGGCAGATGGATTTGCTGGCAATCATCAAAGAGCGCCACGCATTAGATCCGGCAATCCTTGAGGAAAAAACGCCATTCTTTTGGGATGCCGAAATCTCATCGGACCTGATCGATGCCTATTCGTCACACATGGCGCTGAGTACCCTGTCTAATTTCCGTGATGATGCCCGTGCCGGTGTATCTTTCCTGCCTGGGCATAAACATCACGAACTGCCGTTTGGCCGGTCGTTTGAGGCCACGCTGCAAGACACACAAGAGCCGCCACGCACACGCGTTGTGGCTAGCTTCTACACCATTCCCGGGCTGCGCCTCAACGACATTACGACAGACGACCTGATTGGCGGCTTGCGTAGTGGCATACTCAAAGATACCTCAGTTGGTTTTCACGGCGGTGAGCAAACTTGTGATTTGTGCAACCGCAGCATCTGGGATTGGGATTGCGTACACGTCCCGGGCCTGCGCTACGAGGTCAAAGAAGGCAATCTTATCAGCGCAAAACTTGCAACCTACGCCGTGCATAATGCGCGCCTTTCCGAAGTTAGTAGCGTGTTCGACGGCGCTACACCTAGAGCAGAAGTAATCAAAGCAGAGCGCGAAGCAGCCGAAGGGCGCATGAAACCCGACGCTGTACGCATGATCGAAGAGCGCTATCGGGTAAAACTACCGACTAGGCGTCAGTTTGCTGTAAGCCAGCAGAAAGACAAAACAATGGATTTTGAACAAGTAATTAACCAAATTCGCGAGGTGCGCGGGCTTGACGCTTCAGCGGATATTGTCACGGCACTACAAACCGAAGGTGCCGAACTCAGTCGCCTGCGCGCGCTTGAACCAAAGCTGGCCGATGCCAGTGCCAAACTCATCGAGCTTGAACCGCTGGCCGCTGATGGGCGTGCCTATCGTGCTGATCTTGTCGCCGCTGCACTTGAGGAAGGTGTACGCGCCCACGGTGACAAATTCGACCAATCTACCTATGAGACGGTGCTGCGCAGTTCGACAATCGCCATCATTAAGCGGATGCGAGATGACTGGATGGCGACCGGCGATCAACGTCTCTCCGGTGGCCGTCAAAGCACCGACGAGGGCGAACCGGCAGGCAAGCCCAAGCAGCGCACAGCCGTGCCGCAGAAAGCGTACGCGGTCTAATCATGCGAAAAACATTTCTTTTAGGACTGATTGCCGCGTTGCTTCTGGTGGCACTGCTCAATATGCCAGCGCTTGCACAGGGGATCAGCAACTTTTCTAGCCTTGTGTTGAGTGGCGATCTAGTTATCGGCGACGACGTGACGATTGTTGGCGACGTGGTGACACAGCCAACTACCGCCATCGTTGTTACCAATGGCAGCACGATCACGCCGCTGGGTGCATACGTGCCGATCACCGGCAGTACAGGCGTTGGTACATCAAGCATTGCAGCACCCACAGCAGGGCGACTTATCTACATTACAAATCTGGCAAATGCCACGATCACACTAACTGACACCGGCACACTCAGATTGTCAGCCAATTTCGCGATGGGGCAACACGACAGTATCACGCTCCGTGGCGATGGCACCAACTGGATTGAAGCCGGACGAAGCAACAACTAGGAGAATTTTACAATGGCAGATCCACGAAATGCCGTCGCCTTCGGCATCGGCTACTCAGCACAAACATTTTGGATTGACAACAGTACCATCACCTACAGCGCAACCACCAAAAACGGCAGCGCGGGAGTTGGCTTGGCTGTTGCCTTCTCAGCAAGTGAAACGGTCGAACTTGCCGGTGACGGCGAAGAGATTGTCGGCAAGTTGATTTCTGTCGAATCCGACAACAAAGCCGTGGTGCAGACTGGCGGCTACATGACATTGCCAGCCGGGACGGGCGCAACGCTTACCCCTGGCAAAAAGATTGTCGGTGACTTGCTGGTATCGGCAGAAGGCTATATCCGCGAAGTTGCCACCGCAACCGCCGCCGAATTGGGCGTCGCACGCGGGATGATTGTTGACGCAGGCACGACCACAGCCGTGGTTGTCAAACTCTAAAGGAGTGATTTAATGACTATCGAATTTAAGGAGTTGGGCACCCGCGAATTGTGGGAGCAGTTCCAACGCAAACCAATTGATATTTACAACACGGTTGCCAACCGTATGTTGGAATCTGGCATCGAGGACACGCCGACATTAAGCCGTGCGCTTGAAGAAATCAGCCCCAGCCAAAAAGGCGACCAGTTGGATACCTTCGAGCGCCTGATGTTGGAAGCCGGTATTCGCACGCAATCCGATGCTACGGCAGGCTATTGGGCTAGTAACGCCAGCGCCTTCACACGCAACGCCGGGACCAAGGCGCTGTTGACCGAATTCGTTGCACGCAACTGGCGCAAAGTCAGCTACGGCATGAGCCAACACCGCGCCACCTTTCTGAGCAATGACGGCGTGACCGGCTCATGGGAGCGGCCCTATTCCGACGCAATGGGCATTCGGCCTAGCGAACGGATTGCGCCCGCCATTCCATTGTCTGAGCTGGTCAGCATGACCACAGCCATCGATAGCGATACCTATCGCAGTTATTTCCTGACCTACGATGCCGAAGCCCTGCGCAAATATCGCGTTGGCGAAACTGCCGACATTCCGATTGCCAAGCTGGCTGGCGGGGACACTTCGATCCGCCTGCACAAATACGGGCGTGGCATCCAGGCATCCTACGAAGATTTGCGCCGAATGCGTGTCGATAAACTCGCCTTTTATATTCAGTGGATGGCGTTGCAAAGCGAAATTGATAAAGTTTCAGCCGCCATGACTGTGCTGATCAACGGTGACGGCAATGCCCACACCGTGCCGACAACGTACAACCTGACCACACTGGACAGCGCCGCGACGGCTGGCACACTCACCTTGAAAGGCTGGTTGGCCTTCAAGTTCAAGTTTGTCAATCCGTACATTGTGACCACGGCCCTCATGCAAGAGGCGGTTGCGCTGCAATTGGCACTGCTGAATACTGGATCGGCCAACATCCCACTGGCTACCGTGCCGGTTGGGCAAGGTGGGCTGGGCACTGGCCTAACACCAATCAACCAGTTTGCTGACACCGTGCGCTACGGCTGGACCAGTGACGCACCGGCGTTGAATATCGTCGCCTTTGACCGGCGTTTCGCCTTGGAACGTGTCACAGAGATCGGCAGTGAGATCAGTGAGATGGAGCGTTACATCACGAATCAGACGCAGATTATGACAATGACTGAGGTAGAAGGATTTGCCGGCCGTGATGGCGCTGCAACTAAAATTCTTAATGTGAACGGCTAAGGAGGCTTTCTGATGGCTGAAACAATCAAAGTCAAGGCAGCGCAGAAAGACGGGAAGGTCGTGATCTGGGAAAAACACCCTGACCACCCAACCGGCGAAATCTTCATCGGCGGTGACGACAATACGCATGACGTAGCGGAGACAGCCGAGGTGCTACTGCGAATCAAGGCGGGCACGTTGGTCAAGGTATTCGATCCATCAGCGACTAAACCGGCAGCACCGGAATCAGATACAGCACCTGTGACATGGGGCGACAAGCCTGTTGATGTATCCGACACTGCCACGCTCTCTGTGAATACTATCAACACGAAGGCGCGCAAGTAAAAATGGCTGTCACGCTGACGATTGCCGACCTAGAGCAGCCGACAGGGGAACTAACTGCCGAGTTATTCCCCGGCAGTGTGCTTGCTGTGCTGCTCTCTGGTTGGTTGGAACAGGCTGAAACGAAGGTTGAAGCCGACCCCGGCATCGCTACGGCTAGCCAGAATGCTGCTGCTGCGGCATGGGTTTACTTTCGCGCCTACAGCTACAAAGCGAACATGCAAGCTAGCACACCGAATCAGGTCAATTTCAGCAATCAGCCTGGCGTGTCGAAAACCATGTCGGCTGATCAGCGTGAATACTTTGTGAATCTCGCCAATCTAAAACTGGCGGAATACGAAGGCCATGCCGCGGTTGGCAGTACGACCGGCACGGCCCCGGCTTTCTTTGGACGTATCAGCGCACGGCGCGGGATTCGGTACTAGATGCCTGACGTGTTCTGGAACGCGCTAGACACCTACATGGTGAATATGTACACGACCGCGATGGGCGCGGGCAGTGCCTATACCACCATGAAAGCGAAGACCGTCAACAAAGAGTATTATGCTGATGCCTTCGTGTGGTCTACCTGGCTATTGCCAGCTATCGCGGTCGCCTGTTACCGCATTGATTATGCGTTGGACGGACACACGGGTGGCGACAGCACGCTGTACCGCAAAACCTACCGCTGCGCTGCATGGGGCATTGTTGGCGGCGTACTCAGTCCGACAGCTAATTCAACCATCGGCACGCTGGCCGAAGAGACTAAAGAATTCTACGAGCGCATGGAAGCACCATTGCGCACCGATAAGTTTGCGATGGTTGCCGCGGGATTCAGAGCGCGTAAAGTCACCATAACCAGCGGTGATTGCGATGTGATCAGATTTACTGACGATGGCATCGAGAGCACTAAGCGGCTAGGCATTGCAATGATCCTATTCGACATACAAGCGAGCTAAAAAATTATGACACGAGACAAATTGTTGGAATATATCACCGACAAACACAAGGCGGCGCTAAAGAAGGTCGGCCTTGAATCAACCGACGCGCAAGAGACGCTGTTCCACATCCTCAATGATGCAATGAGCGGCGTAGATGCTGCGGCGCAGAAAACCATTGCCGATCGCGAGGTGGGAATCCTGATCCAAGACCGCAAGGCGATGGCAAAAGAGGAAGTGGCGGAAACGCAGAAGGAAGTGACAGATGTCAGCAACGTCGGAAGCTAATTCCCAATCAGCGTTCTTTGCCATCGGCAAACAGACGGCAAAGGGTACGCCAGCTACTGCGCTATTTAGAGCAATAGCGACCGTCAGCGAACTAGCGCCAGAGCCTGAATACCAAGAGGGGCGCATTGAACACCCGTCCTCTGTACCAGACACAAGCTGGCTGCTAGCCGCGCCACAGTTGCCAACTGGCTACCTGGCCGGTGCAGCCGTGACGTTCGCATTGCGTCCTAATTTTATCGTGCCCGTCCTGATGGCGGCGGGCTACAAAGTGGTCACGGCTGCTTCAACCGGCTTTTATACGCACACGATCACACAGGACACCGATGCAAACCACAAATGGTTTACCATTGCATGGAGCGTGCCTGATAGCGCCGGAACTTTTGTTACACGCGGCGTTGATATGCGCTGCACGTCGTTTTCCTTCGAGATCTCACCCGAGGAAATCATAGTGACGGCAGAGTTCCGCGGTCTGACCGTTCAACCAATGGCGGGATCGCCTACCTATACCGCGGAAGTGTTGGATGAAATCGTGCCGTGGCTGGGTACACGCACAGCCCTGACCATCGGTAACTATTCCTGCGTAGAGCGCATTCGTTCTATCAGCATCGAAGGCACGAATGAATTGCGCGAGGATGACAAAGCGATTTGGGAGGCGGTGCGCACGGGCCTTGGCCGCACTAGCTTCGGGCTAGACATCGGGCTAAGTGACGCCAATATCAGTGATGATATGTACGAGGCGCTTTCTTATGGAACGACCGGCGGTACAGCCGTTGCCACCGGCGCGGTAATGGGCGCTGTCAACGTCGAGTGGTTAAGTGCTGCCGTCATTCCAACAACGATAGTGCCGTACAAATTCCAGACAGCCATGCCATCAGTGCAGTGGAAAATGGACGGGCGTCCACAGGCGAATGGTGATGACCTGATGACGATTGCCGCCACCGGCAGCGTTATCGCAAATGTTGCTGTGCCCAACACTATCACGGTTGTCAACGGGATAGCGGCCTACTGATGACCGATATTCTAAAGAAGACCGACACGCTTGAATTTGTCGTTGACGATGACGGTGTTGAGGTCGAATACCGGCTTACCTTTGGCGCTTGCAATGGCTACCAAAAGAGCCTGTTCGACCGTTACCGCGAACGGGCCTTTGGTATCATTGCCGATGAATACGCGCCACCAGCGAAAGACGGAAAAAAGGCCGACGTGGTGCCGCTTGCGCGCGTACGCTATGCCGAAACCGTAAAAGCACTTTCGACATTCGAGCGTGACGCCGCCGAAAGCAAACTAAATGCCATGATTCTGCACGCAGCCAATCTTGCATCGCTGCGTAAAGTGGAAGCGAAGGACGGCGAAACATGGACAGAAGCCAAACTACCGGAATTCTGGTATGACATGAGCGAAGCAGTGGAACAGATTTCATCAGATTTAGCCGACGCGCTTTTGGTAAAAACCTTTACTGTCAACCCGGCGCGCCTGTTTGGTTTTCTGACAGATAACGACGATGAAAAAAAAATGCTACGGCTGATCGTGCCGAAATCCGTGAGCTAGCCCGGGCGATTGTCCGTGTTGAGGAAGACGGAAAATCGGATAAGCCGAAGAAGCCGCCAACCGCTGCTGAGTTACGGCAGAAACAGAAAGACGGTGAACTAGATGGTCTGTGTGATTCAACGTCACTGGACGAGTTTATCAAATGGCGCGCATTCGGCGGTGAGCAACGAGGCATGTCCTATCAGGAAGTTAGCGAGATGCCGGCAGTGCGTCAAGCTGACTTTCTTTTTATTTTATCGGTAATCGGTGAGGAACGGGACGCCGTACCGAAGATGCCAAAGGCACCAGGCAGACGGGGAAAACGATGAGCTACACGCTACATAATGGCGACTGCCTGGACGTGATGACGGGCATGGCAGACAACACGATAGACAGTATTGTGACCGATCCGCCATATGGATTAACTTTTATGGGCAAGACGTGGGATCACGGTGTTCCTGGCGTACCCTACTGGCAGGAGGCGCTACGTGTTGCCAAACCTGGTGCATTCCTGCTTGCCTTTGGTGGAACCAGAACTTATCACCGATTGACTTGCGCCATTGAGGATGCTGGTTGGCAAATTCGCGATTGTATTATGTGGGTATATGGAAGTGGATTTCCAAAATCTGCGAACATTAGCAAGCTGCTGGACAAGGCAGCGGGCGCTGAACGCGAAGTGATTGGCGAAATCAGACGCTGGGGCAATGCGGCGGGCAGTGGCAGGGGCGGTCAATATGCTAATGGCTACGAGTCTTCTGTGTGCGGTGCCGAACGATTCGATCCCATAACCGCACCGGCAACCGAAGCAGCCCAAGCATTCGACGGCTATGGCACAGCGCTAAAGCCCGCATATGAGCCGATTATTGTCGCTATGAAACCTGTCGACGGTAGCTTTGCGAATAATGCGCTGACCTGGGGATTGGCTGGACTGAATATTGACGAATGCCGTGTGCTCACGGAGGGCAGACCGCTACGCGGGCAACATGGCCCACGCCCGCAGGACGGTACGGCATCAAGTTACGATATGGGTAGCAGGTACGCTGTAGGCGAAACGACACAGGGCCGCTGGCCTGCTAACCTGATTCACGATGGCAGCGATGAAGTGATGGATCTGTTTCCTGCGTCGGCACCAGCGAAAGCCGCGCACCGTGGCGCTGGGATCAATGGGGCTACCTTCAAGGCACCCGACTATGCAAGTACAGTACGCGGACACAATGACAATGGCGGCAGTGCGGCACGATTTTTCTATTGCGCCAAGGCGTCACAGTCTGAGCGCAATGCTGGCCTTGACGGGCGCAACCCCCATGTTTCCGTCAAGCCACTGGCGTTGATGCAATATCTATGCAGGCTAGTGAAGACACCCACGGGCGGCACCGTGCTTGATCCGTTTATGGGTAGCGGTACAACTGGCGTTGCTTGTGCCAACACGGGGAGTAACTTTGTCGGAATCGAGCGCGATGCCGGTTACTTTGCCGTTGCCGAGAAACGTATCAGCGGCGCAACCCACGAACTGCAACCGACATTGATGGAGGCGCACGATGATCACACTTACGACCAATAGTCGTTTCGATGATTTAGAAAAACTGATTGACCGTATCAATCGCCCTGGATCCGGCAACACGCGTAAAATCGCGGACGCCATTACGCAGGGCTTTCAGGACAATTTCACGCGCCAATCATCGGGCGCTGGTCCGTGGGCGCGGCTGGCAGCGGCAACGATTACCGACCGGCGACGGCAGGGCTTTGGCGCTGGCCCAACGCTTGTGCGAACAGGCGGGTTACGTGCTGGCTATGTCAGCCGTGGCGCACCGAACCACCATGAGCGCATTTGGCAGAGCGCGACCGGCCTAACGATTGAGGCAGGCAGCGCAGATGAACGGGTTGCACTATTCCACGAGCGCGGCACATCCAGGATGCCAGCACGCCCCATCAGCTTGTTGGGTGAGTCGTCCGAGGCGCGGATCATCGACACGATTGAGTACGTGCTTGGACAAGTTGACAGAGAGTTCACGCGGTGACTAAATGGCTAGAGAACTAATATATCGCGTATCCATAAACACATCCGACGCCAAACGGCAGGCGGCGAATATCCGCGCCACGTTTGAATCAGAGTTGCGTAAGATCACGGTCGGAAAACTTGACACGTCTTCGCTGAAATCTGCCACCAACCAAGCCAAGCTGTACGGCGATGAACTGAAAAAAGCGGCACAGGTGAAAGCTGGCGAGATAGACACATCCCATCTCCAGCGTGCCACCGGAGAAGCGCAGCGACTGCGTGCGGAGCTGGAACGAGCAGGGGCCGCGGCTAGTGATATCAAGGTGCCGCCCATTAGCAACGCTGGCGGCGCGGGCATTGGCGGCGGTGCGTTGGCTGGCCTGGGCGGTGCGTTGGCTGGTGGCCTTGCGGTGGGCGGGGCAATTACAGCACTCAAGGCACTAGGCGGCGCAATCGAGGACGCGGCGCGGCGTGGTGCGATTCTTACACAATTGAACGATGTGCTTGATAG